GTATGCTTTTCCTGTCGTTGTGAAACACACTGCGGGCATAGTTGTCAAGAATGTGAAAATTGCCCAGACTGCAATTGCATAGGTTGTATAGAAAAGGAAACAAAATAATGGACATGAAAAAAATATTAAAGGCCTTAGACAATCCTAGTCCTGGCAAAGTCTCTGGCAAAGATGACATGAAGCGTTTCCTCAATATTGTAGAAAGTAAGACCAATCGTCTTACACAAGCAGAAAGCATCATCATGCAGGAACAGTCTAAGCCTATCACACAACAGATGCTAAACAAACAACCTGATGCCAAGCCCAGTATGATAGGCAAATACTTTAAATCAGTAGAAACAGAATTAGCAGAATCACAAAGTCGTAAAACTGAGCAGGCTAAAAAGTTAGCTAAAAAAGTAACAGAAAGAGTCTCAATAGGACCAGACGGACAAGTTACTGGCGGATTCAAACCTACGCCATCTGAACCTCCGCAAGGTGGAAATGTTATTCCTAAAGCATCAGTTATATTAGGTGGTAAAGAATATGCTGTGGTATTACAAGGTGATATTCGTGGTAGATACAGCCCAGGTCCAGGTGTGCCAAGAGTAACTGCTCAAGGATATATAGAAGATGGTGTTATCACACTGACTATCGATCCTCCCAAGATGGAGGAAGGTGTTGCTGGTCCAAAAAATTGTTGGCCTGGACATCGCAAGGTAGGCACCAAGCCAGGCACAGGTAAGAACGCAGGCAAACGAGTAAACGACTGCGAAAAGATTAAAGGAAAGTAAAATGGATTTCAAAGCATTAATGACTAAGTTAGAGACTATTAACAAACGTCAAGTCCTGAACGAATCAGTTGAAAACACAAAACCTGCACCAAAGATCGACAAACAAGTTATCACAGAAAGTCCTGATATGAAAAGCAGCATAGCTCGTATGCTCATGCAGGAGTTTGGAGTAAATGAAGAAGGGCCAAACGACGATAATATTGAAAGAAAAACTCCTGTGCAAGCAGCTTCAGGAGGCAATGTAGTAGACAGTGAAGGAAACCCTGTGCTTAGTGCAGGATCAGAAGAACAGCCAGGGCAAGCTGCTAACCCTCCTGGAGAATTCGTTCCTCCGACTACTATTGGAGCAGACGATGCTGATGCAGGTGGTGAAGATCCGGGACAAGCAGGAAACCCTCCAGAAGATGGTGACGGGGAAGGTAGAGGAGGAAGCGGCATGGGCACTAACCCGCCTGTAGCTACATCTGTTCCAGTGAATCCTCCACAACAGGCAGACAGTACTCCATCAGATCAAACTGTACAAACAGCAATGGCTGGAGATGGCGAAGGAAGAGGTGAAGATCCGGGACAAGCAGCCAATCCTCCAGATCAAAATCAAACAGTGGATCCAGCTAAGGTAAATCGATTTAAAGAATTATTAGATAAGTTAGAGGGTGGAAAACAACAACCTACACCATCTCCTGCAAGTGGTGGTAGTTATGTTATTAAACCAGGAGATAACTTAACTAAGATAGCAAAAACTTTTAATACTACAATAAATGATCTAATGAAAATGAATCCGCAGATAAAAGATCCTAATAAGATTTTTGCTGGTGCTAAAATGACTGTTCCTCAAATGAAGGAAAATATTCAGTCAGATGATGATTATATATTGTCCATGATTAAATCTATAAGATGATACTGAGAAAATATATAGATATTATTGAAGCTAATTATCCTTCAGGGCCTCAAAAAAAGAAGCCTGTAGAACCTTTAAATAAGGCCGGAGAAATAGCAGTAGATGTAGTTAAAGACCTAGCTCCCACTGCGGCGGCAGGTGCTGCTACTAAACAAGCTATTCTTAAAGCTGCACCTAAATATGCGGATAAAGTTGCTGCTGCTAAGGCAGGTCAAAAAGTTTTCGCACCTATACCCGGAGCAATGACTGCTCTAAGTGTAAAAGATGCGTATGAAAGATGGCAAGAAGGTGATAGAACAGGATCGGTAATTTCAGTATTAGCTGCTGCTGGATATCTTATACCTGGACCAATGGGGTGGGTTTTAGGTGGAATTCCGGATGCTTTAAATCTTGGTAGAGATATTGGACGTGGAGATTATGATGCCCTCGGGCAAGCAGTAAAAGATTATGTAACAAAAGAGGAAAATGATATGAATCCTATAGAACAAATAGCTGCATTAAGAGAAAAGCTGGCAGGAATAGAAGAAGGCCCAGTTAGTGCTGGTTTTAAACAAGGTGCTAAACATAGCAACAAAGTGGCTGCTACAGGTGCTCAAGATGCAAGAGTAGTAAAAGATATGGGGCCAGCAGTGCAGGTTAGTCGCCCTGCTTTACCTGCCGCACCCACAGCACCCACAGTACCTGCGGCAGTAAATACGACAAATAATGCAGGCAAAATTGCGGTAGGTGGTGCAGCAGCAGCAGGAGCAGCCGGTTTAGCAGGTTATCTAAGTACAAAGGATAAGCCAGGTCAATCTTCTAATCCTCCTGCACAAGGATCTTCAAATGCTGCTAAACCTCCTCCTGGGATTACTCCTCCTACAAGTTCGTCACTTACAGCAGATGAAGAACAAGAACTAGCATTATTAGCTAACGAACTAGGTAAAGAAATGGGTAGATTACCCGATTTAGATAATCTACTACTAAGACATCAAAAACTTAGAGGTGAAATGCCTCAACCTTAATGCCAATTCTCTTGATAGCAGTGCCTTACTTCATGCCCAATTTCATGCATAGTTGGATTACGTGAAGTAATTATAGTACAGGTACTGCCAACCCAAAAACTACAAGCAGTAAGCGGGCCAAGGCGTTCTTTAAAACCCATTGCTCTACTATGTTTATGACAAGCTTCAACTACGTTTTCTTCTACTTTCCAATTCAATGTAATGCGTTCTCTTTTATTAACAGTAGCATCAAACGACTTTAAAGGATCATTCCAAGTACCTAAGTAGGCTTGGGCAGATCCAAAATTAGCAGCAACTAAAATGGTAAGTAATTTTTTCATCGCAGTATTGACAAAAAGTTTTAAGTGTTGTATTATAGCAAAAAGGAGACACTATGTCAAGTCGTATGTATGGTCCTGAAGAAAAGGCCAAATTGGAAAGATTAATTAACGAAGGTTCAACCGTTCTTCGAGAAATTGAAGACTTACAAGAAGGTCTTAAAGATACTGTCAAAGCAGTAGCAGAAGAACTTAACATCAAAACTGCTGTGATAAATCGTGCTATCAAAATCGCACACAAAGGTGATTGGAATGCTCACGATGCAGATTGGAAAGAAGTCGAAGCAATTTTAGATATCACTAAAAAAATCTAATAAATAAATCTGAGAAAGGTAGGCAGGGCCATAAACCGCACCCTGGTATTTGTGAGCCGAAAATCACATAGGAGAAAGTATGTATGTAGACGCTTATTTTCAGCGTGATGCTGAAATCATCAAGGTTGTTGAACGCAGCCAAGAAGGACGAAGAGTATTTAAAGAATATCCAGTAAAATACTCATTCTATTACCCAGACCCAAAAGGACGCTATACAAGTATATATGGTGAGCCACTAAGTCGTGTCAATTGTAAAAACAGTAAAGACTTTCGTAAGGAAATGGCCATACATTCCAATAAGAAACTTTACGAAGCAGATATTAATCCCCTATTTGTTTGTCTTAGCGAAAACTATCTCAACGCAGAATCACCCAAACTAAATGTAGCATTTTTTGATATTGAGGTAGACTTTGATCCGGAGCGTGGCTATGCCAGCCCGGACGATGCTTTTATGCCAATCACTGCTATCAGTATTCATCTACAATGGCTGGATACTTTAGTATGTTTGGCAATTCCTCCAAAAAATATCAGTGCAGAACAGGCACGAGAGTTAGTTAAAGACTTTCCCAATACACACATCTTTGAAACAGAAGCAGAAATGCTGGACACATTTTTAAATCTTATAGATGATGCAGATGTATTAAGTGGATGGAACAGTGAAGGCTATGATATTCCATATACAGTAAATCGTGTGACCAAGGTATTGAGCAAAGACGACACACGAAGGTTTTGTTTGTTTGATCAATTCCCAAGAAAGCGTGAATATGAACGATTCGGCAAGACCGCAACCACCTACGACCTTGTTGGTCGTGTTCATTTAGACAGTTTAGAACTCTACAGGAAATATACCTATGAAGAAAGACACACATACAGGCTGGATGCTATCGGAGAAATGGAAGTCGGAGAAAGCAAAACCGTATACGAAGGCACATTGGATCAGCTCTACAACAACGACTTCCGTAAGTTCATCGAATACAACAGACAAGACTGTGCCCTACTCAACAAGTTGGACCAAAAACTCAAGTTCTTGGATCTAAGCAACAAACTGGCACACGAAAATACTGTATTACTACAGACCACAATGGGTGCTGTGGCTGTGACTGAACAGGCCATTATTAACGAAGCACATCGTCGTGGGTTTCAAGTTCCTAATAGAACTAAAATGAGTGAGCGTGATGACGAAGCTGCCGCAGGTGCTTATGTGGCCTATCCTAAAGAAGGTATACACGATTGGGTTGGTTCATTAGACATTAACAGTCTGTATCCTTCAGCTATTCGTGCTCTAAACATGGGCCCAGAAACCATTGTAGGACAACTTCGTCAAACTATGACCGAAGAATATCTACAACAACAAATGGCCAAAGGCAAGAGCTTTGCTGCATCATGGGAAGGCATATTCGGTAGTTTAGAATATACTGCGGTAATGAATAAAGAAATTGGCACAGAGATTACCATAGACTGGGAAGATGGCACTATTGATGTGCTCAGTGCTGCCGAAGTATATAGGTTAATCTTTGAAAGTAATCAACCATTTGTTATGAGTGCTAATGGCACTATCTTTACCTACGAACGTGAAGGTATTATTCCTGGACTGTTAGCACGATGGTATAAAGAACGAAAAGAAATGCAGGCCAAGCTAAAAGAAACTATCACTGCTGGTAATAAAATCGAAGAGGAATATTGGGATAAAAGACAGTTAGTTAAGAAGATTAACCTGAATAGTCTATACGGTGCTATTCTTAATCCAGGTTGCAGGTTTTTTGATAAACGAATTGGGCAATCAACCACACTAACAGGTCGAGCCATTGCTCGTCATATGGCAGGTAAGGTCAATGAAGTTATTACTGGAGACTTTGATCATGTTGGTAGATCCATTATATACGGTGATACTGATAGTTGCTATTTTAGTGCTTATAAGACCTTACAGAAAGACATTAACAAAGGATCTATACCTTGGACTAAGGAAACAATAGTTCAACTCTACGACCAAATAGCCAATGAAGTAAATCAAACCTTTAGCCAGTTTATGTTGGATGCGTTTCATTGTCCTAAGTCCAGAGGAGAAGTTATTAAGGCTGGTAGAGAAATTGTAGGATCTAAGGCACTGTTCATTACCAAGAAACGTTATGCTGTATTATACTATGACAAAGAAGGTAAACGACAAGATGTAGCAGGAAAACCTGGTAAGATCAAGGCAATGGGCTTGGATCTGAAGCGCAGTGATACTCCAGAATTCATACAGAACTTCTTAAGTGATGTATTGGAAATGGTTCTTACAGGCAGCAGTGAAGAACAGGTCTTGGACTTTATCAGCAACTTTAGAACAGAATTCAAATCAAGGCCAGGTTGGGAAAAAGGCAGCCCTAAACGTGCCAATAATATTACTGAATATCAACGTAAAGAAGAAAAGCAGGGCAAGGCCAATATGCCAGGTCATGTTAGAGCCAGTATAAATTGGAACACTCTAAAGCGTATGTTCAATGACAAGTATTCTATGGGCATTACAGATGGTGCTAAAGTTATTGTCTGTAAATTAAAAGACAATCCACTGGAGTATACTTCAGTGGCCTATCCGGTTGATGAACTTAGACTACCTAAATGGTTTAAGGAATTACCATTCGATCACGAAGAAATGGAAGCAACAATTATTGATAAGAAATTAGAAAACCTAATCGGTGTGTTAGGTTGGGATATTCGGTCAACCGAACAGACTAACACATTCAATAAATTGTTTGACTTTTAATAAAAAAATCTATATACTATAACATAAAGGAAAAAACATGAAAGATATTTTACAAGATATTGTAGCACATACACATAGCCTTGGGTTTTTGCCATTAGCCAAGGTCCATGGTGACGGTAAAGAAACCACTATCGAAAGTATGGCAGATGATCGCTCAGTGATCATGGCGGCAAAGACCAAGGCACCAATCAACGAATTTGTTGGCACTTTTGGTATGCCTAACTTAGACAAATTGGCCATGCACTTGAAAAACCCGGAATATAAAGAAAATTCTGTTATTCAAGTGGTCACACAAGAACGCAATGGCGAAGATGTTCCAGTTAATTTACACTTTGAAAACCAAACTGGAGACTACAGCAATGACTATAGATTCATGAGCACTGAAGTAATCAATGAAAAACTTAAAACAGTTAAGTTTAAGGGTGCTACTTGGGATATAGAATTCGAACCTCATCAAGCAGCAATCAGCAGGCTTAAACTACAAGCACAGGTTCATACTGAAGAAAGCAACTTTCAAGTTAGAACAGAAAATAATAATCTTGTGTTTGCTTTTGGTGATGCCAGCACTCATGCAGGATCATTTGTCTTTGAACCTGGCGTAAGTAAGAAGCTCAAACAAAATTGGGCATGGCCTGTATCACAAGTTCAAGCTATTCTCAATCTTGACGGTGACAAGACTATGAAGATTGCCGATGCTGGTGCTATGATGATTACTGTAGATAGCGGTATGGCAGAATACGAATACATACTTCCTGCTCAAAGCAAATGACACTAGAGCAAATTAGTATAGCTACCCTAGCATGGATGACAATAACTTTTATTGTCTATAGGCACACAGGCTGGCAAAATATTAAAAATTGCTATCGAATCTGGTTTGACAAGTCATATTGGACCAACTATAATATTGTTGACGGTCTAAGTTGGGCCAGTAAAGCAATAATCATTATTCCTGGTCTAATATTTGAATTACAAATATGGTGGCTATACTTTATAGCATTAGGAACAAGCGTGGCCTTAATATGGGCCAGTGAAAAGAAGCTATTACCAACAATGGTAGGATTTAATACCTTATGGGTTTGGATCAGTTGTATGGTTTTAGCACAACATTTGGTAAAATAATCAATGAACCGTGATTTAACAGCTACACAAAATGACTATGCTTTATTTTTACCAGCAACATCTGGGTTTTATGCTAGTTTTATTGGCTATCAACGTAAAAGGTATCCATATGTTCAACCACACCGTATTCCTCAAAACTTTGTTAATGATGTAGAAAGTTTAAACTTTCTCGATCCTGTTAATGGACTCTTTTATTACAAATGGTGTCTATATAGTGCAGGCCATGCTGCCTTAGATCTTAATAAACAAGATGATCGTGAGGAAATGTTTCGTAATAGAAACAGAAGTAACAGTTGGGTATT